TGTCTACCGCAATAGGTCAATATTATTTATCTGTGGTTGGTTTGGCAGTTGCCACCTAAAAAGGTCGCACAACTATAATTTACTTGAAGCCATCTTCTCTTTTACTAGAGCTTGATAAGCTGGGTCTTTTGAGTAACGAGGGTCATTCATTGCAGTTGTAACTTCTGCCCATGACTTGTACCCATCTGAACTAGGTGTAGTACCTCTACCTTGTACTAGACTTGGCTCAGTTCCATTAGCTTGTTCATATCTTGCTTTCAATCCAAGAACAGCTAACTTTACAGTTTCTAAGTCACCACTATTGACTTGAGAATTGTAAGCTTGTTTTTCGTCAGCAGTCATATTATCTGCTGCCCATGTAGACATACTTTCATAACCTTCATTACCACCAACAAGACCTTTAACTTCTGCTTCTTGTGATGTTCGTAAAGCATTTTGTCCTGCTATGAATTGGTCTACATATTCTTTTGGAATACCAGCTTTTTCTAAAGCTTCATAACTTTTCTCAGCTAGTTCTCCAGTTGTATCATATTCTTCTTGAAGAGTACCCATGTTTAAGCCAGCGTTTGATACTGCTTCGTCTGCAATGTCCATGTCAGATTTAGCTGTCTCTTCTTTAGCTGGTTCTGGTGTTTCTTCTTTTGGTTGTCCTAGTTTTGACTCTAGCTCTCCATAAGCTTTTGCCATTTCTTCAGCACTTTCAAATTTATCAGGAAGCCATTCTGGCTTTACTTCTGAAGTCGATTTTTCTTCTACTACAGGAGCTTCATTTGTTGTTTCTGCTTGTTGAATTTCTACTGTCTCTACCATTTAGTATCCTCTTTTCTTTTTTTTCATATTATTCCCCAGTTGGTTTACTCACATTGTTAGCTACAGGAGCAGCAGCACTAACTCCAGCATCCATACCAGCTTGCATCATTTGGTCTTGCATAGCTTGTTGTTGCATAGCTTCTTGTTCTTGTTGAAGTTGTTCTTGACTTTTGATTAAGCCATCTGTGTCTATTCCTAGACCAGTTGCAATCCTTGTTACTAAGTCACTTGAATTAATTGTCTGTACTATCTCTGGTGTTACCTGTGCTAGTGACACAATCTGTCCTACAAACTCATTTAATTTTTGTAAATCATTTCCTCTACCCAAAGCTTCAACACCTGTAATAATAGTTGGTTTAATACTCTTATCAGGGAGAGCTGGTATTTCTTTTGCTTGACTCATTCTTTTCATTAATAATTTAACAAGTGGCATTTGAAACTCTTGTGATAGTAATGAATAAACACCACCTAAAGCTGTTTCTAATTGTGATGCCATATATCTAATTTCTTCAGCAGTTACTCTTTCAGCATCTCTTTGAACAGCAGTGTGTAATAAGAAAGCATAAGACATACGCTCTTCTAATGAATTAATTGAGTCAGCTACAATTCTTAAATCATATTGTTTGTCTGTTTGTAATACTGATACATCATCACCTGAACCAGTGATAATATCTCCATTACGTGTTAGAGCTAAATCTCTTTTCTTTGTAACAGCATTAGGTCTTATCATAAATACAACTTTACTAGAAGCTGCTGCACTTTCTACAAGTGCTTGTGATAAACCTTCAAGAGATTTTAAATCACCAATAAACTCTTCAACATACGAACGTCCATAATCTTCATTAGCTACACGTATCATTCTTAAACATTGGAATGGTAGTTGGTCAGCTTTATATGTACCTTGTGAGTCAGGAACTTTAAAGCCATTGACTTCTTGACATACATAATACTTTTCATCATCCATTCTATAAATGTGTGTATATAATTCTACGTCTTCATCTACTTTGTTTTCCATGTCAGCCATTAACATATTTCGTACATCTTCTTTAAATGTTAGTGGTGATATTTTTTCACTGATAACAATTTCTAATAAATTACCTTCAGCATCTCTTTTGCATACATACTGACTTAGTGGAAAAACTCTCATAGCACCTTTCTTTGGTAGGTGTGTAAGTACATTTCCTGAAACGACAAGATGTTTTAAGGCTTCAAATACAGGAACTCGAATTGCTAGTTCTTCAATCTTATGTGCTATCTCTCCCTCAATGTTAGCAAGAGATTTTTCAATTTCTGTTTTTAATTCAGGTTGAGTTTCAACTTCTTGCTTTGCTTTGCCATTGATGGCTAGTCTAAAAAATGGGGAGTTTGGTGGAAGGAGCAGTAGTAATAATTTTGAGGCTAAATTGTTTACGCCTCTTGCTCCGACACTTTGGAAGGGGGTGTATAAATCTGCTGATGATGTAAAACTTTCATCAGGAATAAGAGCTGGAATAGTAAGTTCAGAACATTCTCTAGCTCTTTTTAAAAAATGTTCTCTTTCGTGTAGTAATTTGTTGTAGCGTTCTTTTGCTGTAGTTTCTATCTTTTCTATCAACTCATCCATGTATTATTATGGGGTGATGCCGCCACCAGAAACAGGAATGTTAAGACCTGTCTGTAATGCAGCAGTTCCTTTTTTCTTAGATAGTTTTTTCTTTAGTTCTGCATCCTCTACAACGTCTGCTGTTTTCAATTCAGGAGCATCTTCCATTCCCATGTTAGAGGGATTGTTTACTACTGGAGCTGGAGCTGGAGCTGGGGGTGGAGATGGGTTACTACTACACATATTATATCCTTTTGTTGTTAATAGGCTAAGTTAAGTCCTGAAGATTGTTTTTTGTAACCACTTTCTTTTTTAATTGATACTGGTTCTGGTTTCACATCAGGTTTTTTAGTTTCTTCAGGTTTTTTAATTGGGTCAAAAACATTTCCATTAATAAAATTATCGGTAGGTACTACTTTATTTGTAGGAGCTGGAGTGCTTCTTCCCATACACATAATTTTAATCCTCTGGTTCTTTTTGTAATTGTATTAACCACTCAACAACACTTCTCTGACCAGCCTCATACATAATTTTAGTATGGGTATCAGCCAGTAAAGGTTGTTTTGCAGGAAATGTCCTTTCTAGTAATGACATTAAATCATTGACTGTCTCAGGAAATTTTAAATCTTCATCCATATTAATGAAATCCTTCTAAAAAGGGGTCTTTAGTAGCTAGGTTTAATGTCTACAATTTCGCAGACACCACCTACACAAGCTAATTCTTGAGACCCACTGGTGTTATCATCACTTTCGTATGCACTAAGCTCAGTAAAATCTATGTTTCTAGGCATTTCTTTAAGTAATTCTTTGTATTTTTTAGCATCAACTTCTTGATAAGGAGCTTGTTGATACACGTGGTCACTGTGAGGTAAGAAGCTAATACCAGATACTTCATCAAAATGCTTGTAAACCCATGCTCCTACTTCAAGCCACTCATGTTCTTTAACACTTATTGTTACTGAAGGTTTATGTTCACACCAATGTCTTTGATATAGTAACCATGTCTCTAACTGTTCTATAGCAGTCTTACTATCTCTCGTTAAACATCCTATTGGTGATTTAACAGGAAATGAAAAGACCATAACATTTTCTGGTTTAGTTATATCAGGTTCATGGGGAACACCCTTGTCTATTAAGAACTTTGTTAGTGGGTCTTTTATATCTCCTCTAACTGTCCTTATGTAGTAATCACTATGTCTTGTATGGATACCTGAAGCACTATCAACTAATTGACTAACAGTCCCACTTGGTTTTACACAAGTGATTGCAGTTGATTGAGGTATCTGTAATTTCTTAGCGTATGTTTTATTTGTTTGAACAGCTATATCTCTTAATGTTTCAAGACGTATTTGATTAGGATTACTTGTAAATTTATTATCCATAATCCCTGTCAAAGATACACCTAACAATCTTTCTTCTTCTGTATTGTCTTTCCATATTTTTCTAAGATATTTAAAGTCAGTAAGAGTTGATTGGAACGTGCCTAAAATAGTGGCATACTTAATTTTATTTGCTATGTCATCTAGGCTATCTGTTTCTCTAATAACAACTTCAGTTAAATTACAGAATTGATATGGTCTTAGTATAATTTCTGAACATGGATTAGTTCCAAACAAATGCTCCACACTTCGTCTACCATTTTCAGCAGCTTTGTTTTGAGCTGCGGCTCTGTTAAATATACCACGCTCTCCTGACTTACTATCATATAATGATTTCCACTCAGACATAAACAATCCCATATCTGGTGTACGAGAATAACAAGCTGAGTTATTAGCTAATGCTCTTTGTCCATCTTCAAGCCACCACTGTCCACTCTTAGCATTTCTCATTTGGTCATCTTGTATGTTGCTTAACGATATTAATGCTGAACGTCTGACACCACCTACTACTACAACTTCTCCAACTTTACATACTAAGTCATGTGCTTCAATAGCATCTAGTTTTCTACCAGCAGCATTCTTGAATAATGTAATAGAGAAATCAAATAAGTTAATTAATGGTTGTGACCCACTAGCACGTCCACCAAAAGTTTTAAGTCTTGCTCCTGCTGGTCTTACTTTAGATATGTCAAACTTAGGAACTTGTCCTGAATACAGCATAGCAACAAGTTCTCTAAATGCTTTTGCCCATCCAGCTTTACTATCTTGAACCACTATTACAGTGTCACTATTGCTAAACTCTTCTGCAATTACAGGCAGTTTTTCTACACTCTTACGTTCTACTGAGAAACCAACACCAGTTCCACACAATAATATATACATCACTTCATCAAAACTACGCACGTCATCTATGGGTATGTATGAACAGTTATAACCTGCTGTGTGGTCTCGTTCTAACGCAGCACCAGCAGTCATCAACGCTCTCATAGAAGGCATAATGTTTAAGTTTAGAACTTGGTCTTCTAAAACTATTCTTAATCTATTATCAAAATTAAAATTAAGATTTTCTTTTAAATGTTTTTGCATGAAATCAAAATAACGACTGACAGTCTCAGCGTATGTTTCACGTCTACCTAAATCATCTACGTAACGAGCGTAACGAGATGTATGAATGTATTGTTGATATGTTGTTGGTAGTATATTACTCATCTTTATTTCCTAGCTTTAAAATTAATTGGTCTTCGGATTGGGTTTCTAATTCAATTAGAATGTCTATGTACTGTTTGGCTTTTCTTAAATCTTCTAATTGTTTTTCTTTAGTTGAATGTTTTAAACGCCAACGACATAAATACTTAATTGCATTTCCTTCTGCGTAAGGAATGTTGTTTTGCATAATGAAAGTGATAGGCTCAATCTTGTATTTAAAATAATGGTCTGGTTTCTTTACTGCATCTGCCATAGTTTTACCTCACCAGTTTTGATGTTGTATTCACCATGTCTTAAAATTCTGGCACACCTTGCTTGCTGCAAAGCCTCTGCCTCTGAATAACCAGCTTTGTCATAAGCTTTACAAACTAACTTCCACATCTCATCTAATGGATTGATAGAAGTGCCTAAAATTTTTTCGGCAGTTTTAATTCCTACACGTGGCAGTCCTGTATAACCATCAACAGGGTCTCCTGTTAAAGTCTGAAGCATGAACCAGTAATCACTTTCTTGTTTTGATACTGTCCATAAATCTTTACCATCTGGACTAATCTTTGTAGGTATCTGACGTAAATCTTTATCTACGGAAACAATAATATTCTCTACGTCTTTTGCAGGTTTTGTACCTAGAATA